GCTCAAAAGCACGGTGATTCTGCTAGCAATCGGATTCGTGATCGACCAAGCGCCACGAAGGATTCTTTCGCTTTGGCCGAGTAACGGCCAGGCTGAAAAATTCAGCAAAGATGCGTTGTGCGGAGAACTGTTCAACACGACAGCATCTTTGAATTATCTCGGGAACGAAACCGGGCGTCGGACCGCCTCAAACACGCTCCTACACAAATCGTTTCCCGGCGGCCTAATTGATCTTTTTGGGGCAAACGCGCCCGGCGACATGCGCCGCGCAAAGGGGAGCTTTCTTTACGCTGACGAAGTCGACGCGATAGGAATGGAGACGACCGACGAAGGCGACCAGCTCGCCATATTTTCAAAAAGGGCCGACGAATACGCGGACGCGATCCGCGTTTTTGCCAGTTACCCCGGACTAAAAGGATTCTCACGCATCCAAGCGAAGATCGACGAGAGCGACGGCAACCAGTGGTTTTCCACCTGCGTGCGCTGCGGAGGCGAGCCATTCGTGATGGCCAGGCCGTTGCTGCGATACGAGCCGGAGCGCCCGGAAACCGCCCGACTCGAATGTCCGAGGTGCAAGGCGCACCTCACCGACACGGAACGCTACGTCATGGCGCACAAACAGGGATTCGACTGCTGGAAACCGGCGCGGGAGTTTCGCGGGAAGCGGGGATTTTTCGGGAACGCGATGTTGTGGCCGCACCCGGTGGACTTGCAAAAATATCCCGGCGGGTTTTTGCAGATGATCGCGCAAGCGGAGATCGACGCGGAGAAATCGCAGGACCCGCCGAGGGCGTGGCGCGTGCTTGTGAACACGGTTGACGCGCTTCCCTTTGATCCGGCCAGCGAAAACGAAACCCCGCCCGAGTGGCAGGTGATTTTCAACCGCCGCGAAGATTACGAAACTGCGCCGGCCGAGGCATTGGTGCTCACGGCATTCGTTGACGTGCAGGTCAACCGCTTGGAAGTCGGATGGTTCGCGACCGGCGAAGACGGGCAAATGTGGGGACTCGATCACGCGACCATTGACGGGAACACGAAGGCGCTGGACGTGTGGCGCACCGGGCTCTGCGCGGAATTGAAGCGGACATTCCCGCACGCGCTCGGGGGCCGGATGAAACTCGATATGTGCTTTGTGGACGGCGGCTGGGCAGCGGAATACGTTTACGGTTTCATGCAGTGGCTCGCGGCAAATCCGGTCGAGGGCGTGACGGGCCGGACGCGGGCGAGCAAGGGCATAGGCAAACACGGGCACCCGATCATTGACCGGGTATGGCGGACCATCGCGCGGAATTTGAAAGGCTACCACATGGGAACCTGGGAGGCAAAAGACCTCATCAACCAGCGCCTGCGGATGCAGCCGGACGAGGCGGGGGTGTTTCCTCCGGGATTCATCCACCTGAACAAAAACTTCGACGAGGAATTTTGCAGGCAGCTTTGCACTGCCGTTCCAACGCTGGTTTTTGAGACGGTGCAGGGCCAGCCGGAAGAGGTGAAAAAGTTTTTGAACGAGGCGCATTTCAAAGACGAGGCGCTCGACATCGCGGTCGGGAACCTGGCGGCGTTCCGGCTGAGAAGATGGAACTTCGACGCGAAGCGGCAGGAGTTGACGGTTGACCCGGAGACCGAGAAGAAAACGGAGACGCCGGAACCGGAGACGTTTTCGGTTGGCAGGAGCGGCGGCGGATGGCGGTTGTGATTCCATTCTTGACAAAGCGGGAGGCATTTGCCACAAGTCCGGCAAATGTCTCTCGCGCCCGCAACCGGAGTCCCGTCACAGTTTGAAGCGGGCAACACCCTGATTTTCACGGAATCGCTCCCGGCATTCCCCGCTTCCGTATGGACGCTTGCTTTTGTCCTGAACCGGCCCGGCTCATCCCCGGTCACGGTCACGGCAACAGCGAGCGGTTTCGATTTCCTCGTCACACTCGCGGCGTCGGATACCGCCGCAATCGCTCCCGGCGTTTGGGGATTTGCCGAGTATCTAACCGCCGGGAGCGAGCGGTCAACGGGCAATACCGGGACGATCACGGTCCTGCCGAACATGGCGGCGGCGCTGGCGCTTTCACCGGCAGCGCAGATGCTCGCGGCGCTGAATGCCGCGATCCTCAAACTCACTGCGGGAACGGAGCGGAGCGTCAACTTCAACGGCCAGCAGTTCGAGAAAAAAGACCTGGGCGAGCTTTTGAAATCGCGCACGCTCCTGCAAGCCGAGGTTTACCGGGAGAACGCGCGGGATGCGGCCTTGCGCGGAGACGGCCCGAGCGGGCGCCTCGGCATTCAATTCGTCTCGCCCTACAACCAGTATCCGCCTTACGCGCCGGGAGTCTGAACCATGAAGAAAACGAAAAAATCAGCGGTGCGGACACTCGCGAAAGTTGACAAGGCGACCGGCGATATTGCCTCGCGCGGATACCAGGAACTGACTGCCGTCGGCGGTCAAAACGCGGATTGGAACATCAACAATCTTTCGTCTGATTCGGATGTCTGGCAAAACTCCTTCATGCTCACTTCGCGGATGCGTGACCTGTTCAAAACGAATCCGATCTTCATCAAATACCGCGAGCTTCTCTGGTCGAATGTTTTCGGGGCGAACGGGATCATGCTGCGGATGAAATGCAAGGAAACCGAGTACCGGGTTGTGCATTCCGCCGACGAGAAAACGCATTTGATGAAGCACGAGGCGCGGATCAACCGGATTCGTGAATGGGCGGAAAAGAAAGCGGACATGCCGATTGAACGCTACCGGGCATTCCACCTTGCAGACCGGCTCGACCGGACGAAGCGCGATGATGTTCTACGTGGAACAGCCATGATCCAAGTCGGCGCCCCGGATGTTTTCGCGAACATGATCGTCGAACGCCGATGGGCCGAATGGCAGCGGGCAGAGTTCTGCGATTGCCGGGGCCGTCGGAATTACAAAGTTCTGCGGCAGTTGCGGCTCATCAATGCCGTGCGGGATGGAGACGTTTTCCCTCGCCTCATCAAAGATCCCAAGGTCAACAAATTTGGATTCGCTCTCCAGCTCATCGGGGCGGAATGGTGCGACCGCTTTTTCAACACGACGCTTCCGAACGGCAACACCGTCATCATGGGAATCGAATACGAGCAAAACTCGTGGGGCATCGGGAAGCCGGTTGCGTTTTATTTCATCAAGCGCCAGCCGAACGACTGGCAATTCAGCATCCCCGGCTCATTCAATTTCACTTCCGGCACAATGCACCAGCGCGTGCCCGCAGAGGAGATCATCCACTACGCGCGGGCTGTTGACGCCGAAGGCACCCGCCCGGCACCGTGGGCGGCGGCAACAATTCCCTCATCTCGGCAGTTAGATCAAGCCATGCTCGCTGAAGTCATTGCTTGGCGCGAGTCCGCCTGCAAAGTCGGATTCCTTTACAGCGACGTTCTGCCGGAAGGCGGCGCGGCACAAATTGAGCCGAATCCCAAGAGCGGACTGCCACGGCAGGGGCTTGCTCCCGGCGAAACTCACGCTCTCCCGTGGGGCGTCAAATACCAAGCGAATGACCCGACGCATCCGAACTCGAACGTGGAACAATTCCGCAAGACGGCGGGACGCTCAATCACGGCGGGAATGCCGGGTGGGGATTACAACGTGCTGTTTTCGGATCTGGAGAACATCAACTTCAGCGCGGGCAGACTCGGCAGGCTCGACACAAACGAGATGAGCATGCTCCTGCAATGTTTTGATATTGACACCGCCGAAAGGCCGATCTTCGAGGCGTTCCTCGAAATGTCGCTCGTCACCGGCGCGATCCCGCTCCCGCTTGCGAAGTTCGACAAGTTCAACAAGCCGGTTTTCCAGGGCAGGCGGTGGGCTCAGGTCGATGAGGTAAAAGCAGTCAACGCAGCGGCGCTCCGAGTTGCCAACAAGTTCAGCAGCCGCTCTCGTGAATGCGCCGACGAGGGAATTGACTTCGAGGATAACGCCTTCGAACTCGCGGAGGAGACAATGCTTCTTGAGGAACTCGGATTGAGCACAATCACTACGGCGGAGCAAGTGCCTA